ATCGCTACATGTTGTCCAGCACCTTTTGCAACAACTCGTAGAGTATCCGATTGAACCGTAAATGCTTGGCCTGCACTTGAATTACTTGTAGCAAAACTAAATCCAGCGCCAACAGGTTGATGTGCCATTACTCTTCCTCTTCGTATTCTTCGTCATTATCAAGTTCACCAACTGTTTCTGATTCTGCATCTTCTTCAGTTTCAACATCATAACCCATCATTGCATTGGCAACAGGAGATTTGAGAGCATCAACTCTCTCACCAGCCTTTGCGAATAAAGCAGTTTTTATTGAATCACTAATTTCAGATGGAGATTCATCCGCAATTATCAAGTTCATTAATTCATCCATTAGATAAAAATCCTATACCTATGTTTTATTTATATCTCGCCACCTTTAAGATCTGGCGTGCCAGGAGACTCAGGGTCGTCAGTACTAGAGGTATCAATACTCTCTTTACCACCCTCTGTTTGAGTTTTACCTAGATTTTGTTTTGATGTGCGAGGTTGTTGTGCTGCAGCCTCTGTATCTAAAAGTGACTGTGCCATCATCATCTCTTGTTCAGTTGGAGGGATAATGCCAGCTTCTTTTTCAGCGATGATAAGTTTATTTTCCTCAACAATTTCATCATCTGTTTGTCTTAAGATTTTACGACGAATATAATCTACAGAATAATACTTACCAATGTAAGGATCAGCAGTTGCAACAAGTCCAAGTCTTTCTTGCATTAGTTCCGCATCTTTTAATTCAGCAAAATGATTATCATATAAGAAATCATATTGAATATGATCACTCATAGTTTCCCATTCTTCGGGAGTTACAATATTCTTAAGAATTAATTGAGTTCTAAGTATGTCATGGAAAAGATTACTGAATCTTTTTCTCATTCTTCCAACAAACTTACTGAATTTAAGTTCATCTCTCAATACTTCTGATGAACGACCTAAACTGAAACTTGCATTATCAGCCATGCGAGACTCAGGAACATTCAAAGATCTCAAAAGTTTTTTCTGGAAATACTCTACGTCTGTAAGTTCTCCTAAGTTCTGTCCGCCAGGCAATGTTGATATCTCAGTTCCACGACCACCTTCTCTACGAGGCAACCAGAAATCTTCCATCATCGACATATATTTCTTATCGTCACGAACCTCACCAGTGTTAGCGTCGTAAGTTAATTTATTACGATAACGACTCATTACCTCACGAAGATATTGTTCTGCCTTTGCCTTTGGTAGATTTCCAACATCAATATAAAATATTCTTCTCTCTGGAGCTCTTGATAATCTGTAGATTACAAGACTGTCCTCAATCATACGAAGTTGATTAAGTGCTTTGATTGCTTTCTGTAAATATGAAAGAACTGTATGTTTGTTACGATCCACTAAACCAGATGTGCAATATGCAATTGCATCTTTAGCAAATTTAACAGCATCCTTCTGTTGTCCTGTAACAGCAACAGATCCATATTGACCTTTCTGATATGAATTGGGTGTATATATGAAATATTCGGACAAGCCTGGAAACTCAGCATCAAGTGGATTTGCACCATCTAAGCCTGGACGATTATTATTTGCATATTGTATTGCGTTTGCACCACCTTTCTTTTTCTGTTCTCTTACATATTTAATTTTAAGTGCATCAATATATCTAAGTTCCTTAATTCCTTCTTCTGGTTTATCTAAATCTATAACTTTATGATAATATATTCTTCCATCTACATACCAATTACGAAATATTTCATGAGACTTCTTATCAAAGTCCAACATTTCTTTAATATATTGAAACTCTCCACGAATAATATCTTTAATTTGAGGCCCTACATTTAAATTTTGAAGATCAATTTGAATTGGTGAATCATTTTGATCTGCAACAATTGCTTCAATTAATATATCTTCTATCGCAGCATCAACTTCTGGATGCAATGCCATTTCACGATATCTACGAATTAAATCATATTCAGTCTTAAATACACCCTCTACATCTAAATATTGACCATAAAATCCAGACGACAAATAGTAGTCCGCACCGTCCT